CAGCAATCCCAAAAGGGGTGGAACTGCGTAAAATTACGGCAGTCCAAAAAAGAGCATTAGACGAATTAATCGCTAAAGAAAGGGGCAGTAGCGCTCTAACAACCGCAATACTAGTGGGTATTCCGTCTATAATAGCGGGTTCGGCGGTGTTAGCGTATGTTTTCAAAGAAGAAGCTCAAGCTTGGTATGCTGATAAGAAAGGTGAATTTGTAGAAGCAATCAAAGAGGCTGCTGAAAAAACGGGCGGCGGAATTGTAGATATTGTTTTAGATACTGCAAATAAGGTTTTTAGAAATAATCCTAAAACCCCGAAGGTCGTTAATGGTTCTGAATTAACACGCTGCACTAGATGGGCTGTTGATGCTACCGACGTTTTAGCTTTAGTTCAAAAAGGCAACTTAACAAAAGCAGAAACCGTGGCGGCGGCCGTTGCTATTATTGGAATAGCTAAAGAAATGAAATTAGAAGGTTGTTCTAGACCTTCGGCAATATCTGAAGACCAGTGGAAGCAAGCATGAATATAGATTTAGTATATTTATTTGTGGGAGAGATTGCCATTATTTTGGTGATGTATAGATTTTTACTTAGACAATGGATTGTTGAACATTGGGACCAAAAACTTCAAGAGGAAGGCTGGTTAATTTTTAGACTTGAACCCGTTATAGATGAAATAGAAGAAAGGATGCATATGAAACTTGAAGATTTTCAAAGTTCTTTTTTTGGTTCTGTAGGTCAAATGGTAAAAAAAGGAAAGGAACTTGACCCAATGAATGGAATAAGAAAAGCAGCAAAGGATGGGGACTGGACCTCAATGTTAGTTGAATACGCTGCTAATAAGGCCGGAATAGGGGGGGTTTTAGGCAATCTAAGCGGAGAAAAAGGCCAAAAAGAGCCAGAATCAACCCCTAAAGTGGCCATTCCAAAAGGAATAAAAGATATATTTAAGCTATAAATATAATATTACATTATAATAATAATAGGTATGACTGTTTCTTTTTGTTTTTTTGTTTTACCCTTTTTATTTTATTAATATAATAAGGACATTATTTTATATAGGGTGTTTGTTATGGTAAATTAGGAGTATCAATGGACTTTGAACAATCAGAACAAACAAGGCGGCTAGTCGTAGTAACGGCTTTACAAGCACTATCTAAGATATATATGAATAAGGATTTATTACCTAAGATAGCTGAATGCGAAAAACATCTTAGGAAGTATGCTTTTCCTTTAGAGGTTGGATTATGATTTGCGAAAGGTGTAAGCCGCCACGTAGATTAAATTCGTCTACACATCATCAACTTTGTTTTTGTGATGATTATCCAGATTTAGAACATGGCTGGTGTTTTTGTTGTGCATGTGGACAGGTAGTGAAATAATGGGTAGAAAAAAAGAACACGTTGCTAGTAAATCATTTACTATAGGTCTTAAAGAGTTAGCGTTCTTATCTGAAGAAGCTGATAGATTAAATATTAAACAGTCTAAACTATTAACTAAATACATTAGAACTATAATGTTAGACAGTATCGAAAAGGAAAAGATAGAACACGGCCCTATTACTTGGTGCACTAAGTGCGGGGACCATAGAGAGTTTAAACAACCTGAGCATAGTGTAGGTGTTAGATGGATATGCAAAGTATGTGGCGACGATAAAACCGCATTAATTAAAGAAATGTTCCCAAACCATTAAACTTAAGTAGTAAACCTTGGGTTGTTAACCTATGGTAGCAAGACGTAACGCCCGAAGACGTAGGGCAAAGAAATCATTTAATATATCAGCAATAGAAGCTGGAACCGCTATTAGTTTGGCTCAGTCTACTGGAGCAGCTAAAGCAATTCAAACCGCATTAGGCGGAAACCTAAGCGGGGCTTTAACATCATTAGAATCAAACATTATGGGTAACAAAAATAGAATTATAGGCACTCTAGGAGCCGCCTTTGTTGCCAAAGCATTGACAAAAGGTTTTACTTCTGGAACCTTGGCCAAACTTGGCCCAATCCGAGTAAAAGCATAAGGAGAAATAAAAATGGCCTACTACCGAACACGCGAATCCAGCATTACCAGCTCGGATTCAATGACAGCTTTGACCTCATTGTATGGAATTTCTACAAGCGCCTCGATTCAGGTGCCTTCTGGAGTTTCAGCAATCGTGGGAATAATCGCATCAGTATCTACTGATAGCGCAACCAATGGGGCCGCAACATTTGCGGTTCAAATCTCAGGGGATGGTCTCTCCCAAGGTCAAGAAACTTTGACCGTTGGAAGTCAAGGCGTAGATGGAACACCAGCATCTAACGGCATGACTAACCCACCATTTTCTTTAGATGTTGCTATACCTGTTGTAGCTTCTAACCAAGTATCTTTAGCTGGAGCTATGGATACCGATGTTGGAACCGCGCAAATGGCAGTCACACTAGTTTTCGCATAGATGCCTAGTGAAAGAACTGGTTATGCTCCTTGGAGTTTAACCCGAGAAGCTGGAGTCCAGTCCGCAACAGTAGACGGGACAATCAAAGTTCCACAAAATATACAACCTGTATTAGATACTGGTTTCGTAGATGAACGTGGAGACTGGAAAGGTGTAAAGTCAAGTGACGAAACATTTACAATAGATGTAACACACGAAGGTGTGCCAAATGGGGGGACCGTATTAAGTCCACAAAGAGCCGACCACGATTTTATAGATATGACTGGCTTTAGTTCTCTTTTAGTAGCTCTTAAACCAACCAACGGCGGTAATTGTGCATTTACAGCAGTTATGGGGCCAGATACCAATAGCTTTGCTAATTTAACCCCCGTTAATCCCAATTCTACTTTAAGGGGTAATTTTATAGGAGATTCACAAAGCTGTGACTCTTTATTTAATGACAGTGCGGAATCTTTAACGGCTAATGTATGGAGTATCTTTAGAATTGCGCATGTATTAGCTAACCAAAAGTTACTACAATTTAGGATTGTTAATAATAGCGGTGGTAATAGTGATATTACTTTTGCATACTTGAGGCTTGTATAATGCCTACCAAAAGAGAACGTGAATATTATGCAATGGGTTATAGGGATGGTATACGTGGGCAAGTTCTTAAAGTAGACCAAAGACGATTAATGCCCGATGAAGAATTTGAAAGACGCGCAATGGTTCCTTCTGAAGTTGGGCCTTACGGTATTGGAGTGGCAAAACCACGTAAACGTAAGATGTCAGCATGGAACAAATACGTTAAGGCTAACAGTAAGAAACCACGCTTTAGATACCGTAATGGTAAATTAAACCTTAAGAAAATGGGCGTAGCATTTAGAAAAACTCCCGCAGGGAAAAAGAAAAGATGAGCCAATTAAGCAAGATTATAGATGCAATATTTAGAAGTCAACAAGCCGTTGACGCATTCAAAAAATGGCGGGATGATGACGAATGATTGCCGAATTACTCTTAATCACGGAACTTCTGAAAAAAACCGTTGGCACTCCTAATTCAACCTCAGAAGTTCCCTCACCAAACCAAAAATGGAAAATAGGACAATCTTTTGAGTTGCCAATAATAACACCTAAAGAAGCAACCGACGCTTATTTAGATGCAATCGAAGGAATTGAAATAACATCTTTACCATTTTTAGGTAAAAGATAAATGCCAATTACAGCAATCCCAAAAGGGGTGGAACTGCGTAAAATTACGGCAGTCCAAAAAAGAGCATTAGACGAATTAATCGCTAAAGAAAGGGGCAGTAGCGCTCTAACAACCGCAATACTAGTGGGTATTCCGTC